ATAATGTCATTACATTATCCTACTAAAGTTTTGTGTCTTTTCAAATCTAATACTGTTTCTAAATTTGTCTGCTAGTTGATCGCCTTTGTGTGATATAACAAAAGTATTCTCACCTTCTAACGTATCTAAAATTCTTAAAAACTCATCTGTTCCTGTCATATCTAAACTACTATCAAAAATTTCATCTAGAATTAAAATATTTGTATTAGTACTATTTTTCATTTTAGCAATTGCTCTCCATGTAAATAATAATGCTAAGTCAATTCTCATTTTTTCACCTTCACTAAAAGATGCATAATTAAACGTGTCTCTAAATCTAGACTTAATTGTTTCATTAAAGTTTTCATCTAATTGAAAGTTTACATAGAAGTCCATTGACATTAAATACTTATTAATCAGTTGATTCATAATTGGTAGATACTGTTTAATAATTTTAGTTTTGATACCTGTATCATTTAACATTTCTCTAGCAGTATTAACATAAACCATTTCTTCTTTTGTCTCTGATCTTTTTGCTTCAACTCCTTTACATTGATCTTTCATTTGTTGAAGTTTATCTTCATCTTTTTGAGAAACTTTACCCTCTTTAAACTTTTCAATATCTTTGTTTAGTTTATTATTATATTTTTCTAGTTCTAATATAGATGATAACAATCCAGCTCTTTTTGCTTCTTTAGATTGAATATCCGTTAATGCTTTATCAACTTCACTTGCTTGATTTTTTATCTTTTCAAGTTCAGACTTTAATTTAACTGCACCATCAGATATTTCATTTACTTTATTATTTCTTTCAACAACCATATGTTCTTTGTGTTGTGAATCTATATCTTGATGGCATGTAGGACAGTTATCCTTTTCCATAAAGAATTTTAATTCTCTTGTAAGTTGTTTATGTTTTTCTGTTAATGTTGCTCTAACATCCCTAAGTTTTTTAAGTTTGTTATCAATTCTATTTTTATCTTGTATTTGTGTTTTTAATTGTATGATTTCTTCTTCAAGTGTCGTACTATCATCTGTTCTTTCTTTAATAGCAATATTGTTTAAATGAAGTGTTTCATTCTTATCTTCAATTAAAGAATTTTTATCTTCCTTAATATCTTTAATATAGTTTTCTTGTAATGCAATTTTTTCAACTGCAATATTAAACTGATAATCTAAATCTTTTGCTTCATCTGTTAAGTCTTTTAATTTAAGTTTTAACAACATATTCATTAAAGAGAATATTTTAATATCTAAAATCTCTTCAACAACTTCTCTTCTATGTACAGACTTTAACTGCATGAATGGTACGAATGATGCATTACCAAGAATAACAACTTGAGTAAATGAACGATAATTTAATTTTAATACTTGTTGTTCTAAAAACTTTTGATAGTCTCTAGAGTTTGCTTCTTGATTTATCATGATACCATCACAATAGATTTCAAACTTATTAGGTTTGATACCTCTAAGAATACGCCACTCTTTAGTACCAATTCTAAATTCTATTTCAACAATGCAATCTGAATTATTAATTGTGTTAACTAATTGTGATTTAGAAATAACTCTAAATGGTTTACCAAATAATGCAAAACATAACGCATCAAGGATAGTAGATTTACCACTACCATTGTCACCAACAATCAATGTAGATTTTTGTCTATCTAGTATGATGTTTGTAAAGTTATTACCAGTACTTAAAAAGTTTTTCCATTTTATAGATTTAAAGTGTATCATAGTTTATACTCAAAATTTTGTGTGTCCTCACTTACTTTAATTTGTTTGGCTCCGTTTCTAATATGAAAGTGTGTTGCCATTGGTGTCAATGGTGATAGAGTTACTAATCTTTCACAATGATGTTTCCTTGCCCAATCACCAAGTTTTTTAATAATCTCTTTGCCTGCACCTCTTTTTCTAGACCATACTGTATATGCAACTGCAATGTTACCATTACCTGTTCTTGACATATAATCCATTTCTCTTACCGTGTATGGTACTTCAGGTGTAAATGCTACACAAATGATTGCTTCTATTTCTTCACCATACTTTAAACCAAATATTTTTCTACCATGTGTAATTCTAAATCCTAAAGTAAGTTCAGGTCTAACTGGGTCTTCCGATACATCGATGTCATCTAGTTCAACTAGTTCAGTTCCCTTTACCCATCTAAAAAAATCTTTTACATTATCTTTCATCATATTTGATTACCCCAACTATCCCAACCTTTTCTTTCTCTTCTTGCAAAGAGTTCAACATATGGCCCGTCTAGTAATTGTTCAATTCGATCATATATCATATCAGGTTTTCTACTATGTTCTTGTCTTTTATCGATTACTAATTGTTTAACTGATTTTGAAATTCTTTTTGGTTTACCTTTTGTTGCAAGTAAACACATTTCGGGGTTTGCTCTTGTCCAATAACCTAATCCTGTAAACATACCTAAATTATTTTTATTTTGTTTCGCCCAAGTAAACCCTACTGTTTTGTATTTGAATCCCCACGCTTTAATAACTTCCAAAGCTTCTGGTAACATAGGGTCAACTGCCCACATAAGTAAAGTACAATTGTCATCAGACAAATCCCCAACAGGTAACTTACAAATATCAGAAATAGACATGCAATCATAATGCTGTGTAGCGTTACGTCCCTCACCTTTCTTAGAGTATGAACGAAAGTGCCAAGGTGGGTCTGCATATATTACCTTATACTTAGAGTTCCAAGTCTTGAGCTTCATTATATAATCCTCGCATGATAGATTTTAATCTATCTTTATTCAAATCAATGTCTAACTCATCGATATATTTGTCTAGTAATTGTGTTGTATCTTCAGCATGTTGAACAATATCATCTGATACATTATCAGCGCTTGCATCTGAAAAGTCTTCTACGATTTTAACTTCATGTGCATTTGCTTTTAACAATCTATCCATAAACATATCAAACTTGTACAAGTCCTTTTTGTTTACTACTATTACTTTTACATATTTTTTAGAATACTTTGATACATCATGTTTGTCGTAATCTTCTTGCGTATCATCGTAATAAATTTTTTCGTGTAATGTAAATGGGTTTACAATTCTTTCTAGTTCTAGTGTTTCTGTATCAAATATATGAAAACCTTTTTTATCTTTCCAATCATTCCAATAAATCTCGTATGGATTACCTAAGTAATAAATTTGCCCATCATCTGATTTGTGGTGGAAGTGACCAGAGAATACTGTATGAAACTTTTGAAAGATTGATTTATCATAACCAGTATCACTTACTTGTCCTTTGTGCATTTGAAAACCTTTAATCTCTAAATGACCCATACATATTTTTGCTTTTGTTTCTTCTATCATACCCATAGAGTAAACATAGTTTTGTGGATTAATCCATGGCAAAAATAAAATATCTAATCCACCAATATTAACATCGGTAGGTTCAGAGTACATATGAAATTTTGAAGTGTTTTGTCCAATCAGTTCGTGTAATGAATTTACATCATTTGTATTTTTATAATAGATGTCATGATTACCAACTAAACAATGAAAATCAATTTTCAAATGTTTTAAAGGTAATATAAATCTTTCTCTAAAATCTTTTGCAGTTTTAAATGAAACATACTTACGCCTATCCATAAGGTCACCCAAATGTAAAACCGTTGTAATATTATTCTGTTGTAGATAAGGAAAAAATACACCTTCGTAAAACTGATAGAAATAATCATTAAAATTTTCATTATCATTTCTAGCGCCAAAGTGTGTATCAGTTATAATCGCTACTTTCATTCTTTATCTTTCATAAAATTTTCTAAACCTTGAGGATAATCTTCTTTATGTTTTTCTTTTGTTTTATATACAGGTGTATCTGGTAACATTACCATAGGGTCAAATCCTTGTATGTTGTAAGAGTTTGTATCACCAGGAAGTGTTTCATACGTTCTATATTCTTCCTTTTCAATTATTCTATGTTTGATATGAGTTTGTTTTTTTTCTTTTTGTATTCGTCTAATAAATGCATAATAAATTATTTGTGTGAAATATGCAAAAGGATTATTTGATTTCTCTGGGTTAAAGTTATACAAATATTGTAAACAGTTTTCAATACCATCTGATACCATTTCATCTTTGTAAGTATAATTTACAAAGTTTGGTTTATACGATAATCCATTTGCTATCTTTAAAAAACACTCACCGATATAATGTGAAACGGGTGGTCTTTCATCACCTGTTTCCTCAGCTTCTTTACAAAGCTCTTTGAATTTTTTCATTTCTTCAAACAACTTTTTATTATCTACATAGTGTTCTTTTCGTGATTTCGTTCTTGCCATTTCTATTTGTATCACCTTTATGATGTATTTGTCAAGGGTTAATTGTATATTCTTTTTTTAATTTTTTTTAGTTCTTCAATCTCTTCCATTTCGTAGTCATCATAATCATAATCATCATGTCTAGTTTCGATTCGTTTTGGTTTTTCTCTTTGTTTAATTTTCCATTCTCTCTCTGCTAATTTGTCTCTGTTTTTTGTAAAATTATCTAATTGTTTTTTGTAAAATGTTTTTAATCCAATAGATGCTGGAGCAATTGTAACGATGGCTGCTTTCGCAACTCTAACGCTAGTATCCTCTGAATATGGATGTAACCAAGAAGATAGTGACAAAGTGTCTATTACACCTTCTTCGGTAACCATAGGTCTAGTATCCATTTTAAAAGGATTAACAAGAGTTGTAAAATCTCCCTTTGATTTAGACGCAATAGTGGCAACTATATCATCGCCGTTAGTTAGTTTTATATAATACATATAATACCCTTTTTAATGGAAGAATAAGACACGCTAGGTGGGTGTAAATGATTTATCATAGGTTGACTTTATCTATTCTGTAATCAAACTCTTCTTCGTTGTAAATATTTATTCGTTCTTCAAAGTGTCTTAACGTAAAGTTTTTTTTATTTTTGTATGATAGGTCATCTGATATATCATATAACGTTACATCATTTTTAGTTTCACTCTTTCGTAATCCTCTACCAATAGACTGTAATACTCTAATTCTTGATTTACTTGGTGATGCGAATATTACATTATTGATATTCTTAATATTGATACCTGTAGAAAATGTTCCATAAGAAGCAATGATTAAACTCTTATCTGATTTTTCTGTTAGTCTTCTTATTTGTTCTCTTTCCTGTGCGTCAACACCACCGTGTACAAAATGTAAATCTCTATCTAATTTTATACACATGTTATATAATACCAGACCATGTTTCTCAACCATCTGATAAAGTAATAATGTATTACCTTTTAGATTGTCGCATAGATTAAATAAAAATTTGTTTCGTCTTTTGTTTGAAATTAGATATTGTATTTCTTCAGCATAGTTGCTATCTTTAATAGACTTTGATTCCTCTTCTTTGTGTTTTAAAAGTAAACAAACAACATTTAGTTTAGCAAGTGTATTCTTATCCATTAACTCTTTTGTTGTAATTACTTTTTCTGCTTTACCAAATAATCCCTCTAATACTAATCTATGCGTTTGTGTTCCGTCAAGTGTTCCTGTAAATCCAAAACGATATGGACAATCTGTAAGTTTTTCCATAATATTTGTTAGTGACTTTGCTTTAAATAAATGTGCTTCATCCCCAAACACTACACCATAGTCTTTAAAAAATTTCTTTGGAAGTTTATATAAGGATTGCCATGTAGATATTACAACAGGTTTATGTGTCTCTCTATCATGACCAGAATAAATTCTATGTATTTGTTTCATACTCCAACCATAGTCAACAAAATCAGTTGCCATTTGTTCTACTAATGAAGTTGTTGGAACAATAATTAAAATCTTTTTATCCATAAGTCTATAAAATCTAGTAAGCACATAAATCATATAAGACTTACCAGACGCAGTTGGCGACACAAACAATCCACGCTGTTTTGCCAATGCACTCATAATACATTGTAATTGATAATCTCTATATTCAAATGGAATTTTTAATGAGTTAATAAATCCAATAACATTTTCCTCTGTAACTTTAGTATCAGTTTTTACGTTATCGTCAAGAGTATATGTGATTTGATTATTATTTAAAAATTCTTCTATGTATGGAAGTAACCCTACATAAATTGTATTGTTTCGTAATGAGAATAATCTTATCTTGCCATCCCACATCCTATTTCTAACCGTTGGCATAAACTTTGCACCAGGCACTTCAAATGTAAAATAAGTTGATAACTCTTTTAATACCGATGGTTCTGAATAAATGTATAAATGAACATCATCTATTTTTT